TGCCAACCTGGCAGCCGCGGGGATGCTTCCGAACGCGGACGCTTCCCCCGCAGACCGGGACAGGTTCTTCTCCCGGCTGAAGACTCAGGTTCGCAGTCAGCTGTTCCTGCGGGCAGTGTTCGGGCTCTTCGCGCCGGCCGCGCCCACCTCGCCTTCCGAGGGGACGTCCGGCTCGCAGTCCGACTACCTGTTCCACATGCAAGGTCTCGGTCAACTGTCCGACGAGTACCGCACGATCCTCAACGACGTGCAGGGTGACACTGCCAGGGCGAACGCCATCTGGACGGCCATGCACCCGGATGAGCTGGTCTACACCAGCACGGGTGCTGTCAGCGGCAAGAGCAAGATCTACTCGGGGTATCAGGTCGCACACTCGAAGGCAACGTCGAGCAACGCGTACCTGCCGGCGACCAACGCGTCACTGAACTGGCTGGAGTCGAACCGCGACTTCATCACCAAGTATCAGAACGTGGCTGCCTACTTCATTCCGACCGCAGACGCCAAGGGCGACTTCAACGCCCAGGCGTACCAGACGCAGTTGGAGTTGGGGTTGCGGCAGAAGAAGACGCCCGAGGAGTTCTACCGCGACGTCAGGCTCAGGAACGCCGAGTCGGTCTACTTCCCTGCGGTGCAGGGATTCAATGACCGTATCGCGGCTGCTAAGGCGCAAGGCGACAGTCAGACTGCTCAGCAGTGGACTAAAGCCAAGTCGCTCTGGGAGCACAAGTTCAAGGGTCAAAACCCGTACTTCGCGGACAAGCTCGACAGCTACTCAGTTGCGAGAGCGACCGCCCGTGACCAGTTTGCAAACCTGCAAGAGATGGTCGCCAAGGGCGAGGTTCCCAATGGGAATGCTCAGCTGCTCAATGAGCTGGTGACCAACTACAACAACCTTGAAGGCTTCCTCAAGGATCACAACGGTCAGACGAGCGCTGACGTTGCCGTCAAGCAGGCGGCACGCGCCATGTTCAACGACTGGGTCACTCAGCACATTACGGGAAGCGAATTGGCCGATCTCTACAACGGGGTCTTCCGCACTCTGGACACGAACCTCGTGAACATCAACACCGCGTCGCCCGCTGGAGGCTGAGCACATGAGCGGCACCTCCGGTAACTCGGCACTCAACGGATACATCCAGAACGTGCCGAACGCCACCGCCAGCAATAGCGGTTCGGTCAGCACGATCCCGAATGCAACATCAGGCGGGGTCATCGACTACCAGAGCGCCCTGCTTGCAGCGGGCGTCAACGGTGGATCTAGTTCCACGTCTGTTCCGGTTGACAGCACCGGCATGTTGCAGGTTTGGGACCTGCCGAAATGGTTGACCCGCAAGGACGCTCCACAGATCTGGTACGACACCCGACAAGGCAAGAGCGACACCGTCCACGTCCCGGCCCCCGGCGAGAACGGGGGTCCGGGGTGGAACGTCAACGAGCCTCACTCCTTCGACATCATGCGGTCTGCGACCGACCTGATGAAGGAGTTCGCGGCCATGTCCCAGACGGACCCGGTGAAGTTCGCCGGCATCCAGAAGGCCCTGGCTGACGGCAACTTCTACGGCTCAGCGTCGAGCATCTTCGGTGGATGGAACATCCAGACCGAGAAGGCCATCGCCTCCGCGATGGAGCAGTACCTGAAGGTGAGTCGCGGGGCTGGCACCCCGGTCAGCTTCATGCAGTTCCTGGCGAACACCGCGGTATCCAACCAGCAACTGAATGGCAACGCTGGGAACGGCCAGAAGAGCGGCAGCAGTTCGAGTGCCACCCGTGGACCGTCACTCACCGACCCGTCCGCCCTGCGGCTGCAGGTTCAGCAGGCTGCACAGAGTGCACTCGGACGCAACCTCAGCGAGTCTGAGGTGAGCCGTTTCGTGGACGAGTTTCACAATCTTGAGACCCAGCAGTTCGACACTGCCATCGCTGGCAACAAGGCGTACACGAACCCGAACCCGTCGACCGCGGCTGAGTCGTTCGTCGGATCGAACAACACCCAGGAAGCCCAGCAGCACAACGCTACGGGCTACATGGACGCACTCATGAACATGTTCCTGCCCTCGTCGTCCGCACCGCCGAACCCTGGCATTGACACGCAGGCGTTGTCTACCGCTCAATCTGGAGGTTCTCTATGAGCGGGAACGTCACCACGCCTGGAGACGTCGGACACGGCGGCAGTCACCATCACGGTGACGGGCACGGAATCCCCGCGCAGTACCAGAACCCCTGGAACGACACCTCCTACCAGCCTGGCGAGCTACGCGATGTCTTCCTGGCTCACCTGGCCGACAAGCACCGGAATGATGCGACGCAACCTCCTGGCGCCAAGGAGGTCTTCCTGCATGCGGGCCTCACGCTGCAACAGATCCCGGCCTACAGGAACCAGGGCGGGTCTAACTCGGGTGGCAATAACGGGGGCGGCAACAGCGGGGGCCAGCACTCGTCTGCCGGTGGCGGCAGCAGCAGTGCAGGCGGTGGAAGTGGTGCCGGTGGCACGGTCGGGGATATCATCTCCTTCTTTCGCGGCAAGGGACTGAATGACAACGCCATCGCCGGCATTCTCGGCAACTGGCGTATTGAATCCAACTTCTCCACCACTTCCTACAACGGCAAGGAAGGCGCCCACGGGCTCGCCAACTGGGAAGGCGACCGCTGGCCGGCGCTCCAGCAGTTCGCGTCAAGCCTGGGCGGTTCGCCTTATGACCTGAACGTGCAGCTGGAGTTCGCCTGGCATGAACTGACGACTCGCTACTCCAGTGTGCTGCAGCAGCTCCGTGGTGCTACGAGCGCCACTGAGGCTGCCAACATCTTCAATCGGCAGTACGAGGGTTCTGGCGACTACACCAACAACCGTGAGCAGTACGCATCCGCCTATATGAGCAACGGCTTCAGGGGCGTCTCGGGCGTACGCATCAGCGGCAGCTCTGGCGGTGCCACCGGCACCGGCAATGGGCAGGGCGTCAGCCTTGGTCCGACCAACTACAAGGCTGCACTCGGCAACCTGGAGGGCCTGGTTCAGGGCATCCCTGAATTGAAGGGCATCCTCAACCAGGCTGTCGCCGGGGGTTGGAGTACGGACAAGTTCCTGCAGGCCATCCAGGGCACCGGCTGGTGGCGCACGCATGACTCATCAGCGCGCTCACTGATCTCGCTGTCCTTTCAGGACCCGGCCGAGTACCACAATCAGATTAGTGGTGCCTCGCGCACCATCCAGCAGACAGCCAGCCAGCTCGGGGTCACGCTCTCTGGGCAGCAGATCAACACCCTGGCAATGCGCTCACTGGTGGAAGGCTGGAACTCCCAGACCATTCAGGACATGGTGGGTGGCACATGGGAGGGCAAGGGTGGCCTGAAGGGTCAGGCTGCCCAGACGGCGCAGCAGCTGCACCAGATCTACGGCGACTACGGCCTGCCGATCAGCGACAAGGCGATCAACGACCGCGTTGAGTCGATCCTGTCCGGCAAGACCACCATCGACACGTACACGCAGGCTGCCATCGACGCAGCCAAGAGCATGTACCCAGCGCTGGCGCACCAGCTCAACCAGGGTCTGACCGTCAAGAATGTCGCTGACCCGTACATCCAGTCCGAGGCGAACATTCTCGAAGTCGACCCCAACACGCTCAGTCCGACTTCACCGATGATCAAGAAGGCGCTGCAAGGGTCCATCGTCCAGCAGGGCGACAAGGCTACTGCTACCTCCACACCGATGTGGCAGTTCGAGCAGCGGCTTCGCGCCGATCCTCGCTGGCAGTACACCCAGAACGCTCACAACGACGTAACCAACGTGCTGAGCTTCCTCGGCAACAGTTGGGGGTTTGAAGCATGACCAGCTGGACATGGGGCCACGGCGACGGCCAGAAGGGTGGCCCCGCCGCAGGGCAAGGCAACGGTGATCACGGTAACGGCTCCTGGAACGGTTGGGGGGCGACAGGCTGGAGCGGGAACAGCGGTTCGACAGGCGGCAATGGTGGCACGAGCCACCATCCAGGCAACCCGCAGAGACAGTCCGCACTGGACATGCTCAAGAAGCAGCTCAACCAGTGGGGCCTCAGTTCGCTCTACAACGCGGCTATCGGCTACCTGCATCAGGGCGTTGCCCAGAACCCGCAGGAGCTTCAGCTTGAACTGGAGAACACCAAGGAGTGGAAGACCCGCTTCGCTGGCAACGAACTCCGCAAGCAGAACGGCCTGGCCGAACTGACCCCGTCCCAGTATCTGTCGCTGGAAGCGTCCTACCGCGGCGTCCTGCAGAAGTACGGCCTACCGTCCGGCTTCTTCGATCAGCACTCGGACTTCGTCAACTTCATCGGTGGCGACATCTCGCCGGCCGAACTGGACACGCGAGCCAAGATCGCGCACGACCAGTACATGAATGCGCCCCCCGAGATGAAGTCGCTTTGGCAGCAGTATTACGGCACGAAGGGCGATGCCATCGCCGGCATCCTCAGCCCGAAGATCGCTACACAGGTCATTCAAGACCGCGCCAACGCGGTCGGCATTGGTGGCGCTGCAGCCCAGCATGGCTTGACTGACGGCAGGGACCGAGCTGAACAGCTCGGCCAGTACGGCGTCACGCAGCAGCAGGCGCAGCAGGGCTACGCCCAGATCTCTGTCGCACTGCCAACCGACTCGCAGATCGCTCAGCGATTCGGTACCACCTTCGATCAACAGCAGGAAGAGAACGCAGTCCTGCTGGGCCAGTCGGACGCTGTCAACAAGCAGCGCCGGCTCTACAGCCAGGAGCAGGGGCTCTTTTCAGAGCGCGCCTCTCACGACGCCAGCTCGCTTGGCGTCAGCCAGTCCTACTAACAGGACAACCGAGCGCGGGACATAGAACCGCTTCAGCGTGGTGCAACTCCACGGCTCGGTACCGACTCGCGCGCCTTACCCCACCGCGCTGAGTTCGTAACCAATGGGGAGCAAGAGCGGGACGACTACCCCCTGTCGTCGTCTTTGGCTTGCGACGTGCCATATCCGGCAACTCTTAGGGAGACAAGACAATTATGTCCAGCGAAAACGGCAACGGCGAAGAGGGCAACGGCATCGCCAATCTGCGTGCGGAGTTCGAGAAGCGAGGCAAGGAGCTGGAGACGGCCCTGGCCGAGCTGAACACCTTCCGCGCCAAGGAGCGCACCTCCACGGTCGCGCAACTCCTGAAGGCCAAAGGAGTTCCTGAGGCAGCCGCCAAGTTCTACAACGCCGAGGACGTTTCCGAGGACGCGGTCACCAAGTGGGCAGACGAGAACAGGGCGCTCTTCGGCGCCGGACAGTCTGCAGGGCAGTCAACCACCACCACCGCGAGCCAGCCGACCGGCCCTTCGCCGGTCGATCAGATCAACGACGCGATGCACCAGAACGCCGACGAGCTTCCCGGCCCGTCTGTCACTGGACAGATCGTCGGTGATCCCGAGCAGATCGCTCACGCGCTCAACACGCTGCCCTATGACGAACTGGTGAAGCTGGGCTACATGCCCCAGGCGAATGGCCTCTACGGAGGTCCCATTCGCTGACCCGTTCGCCCTCTAGGCCGAACCCAAAGCAACCTACGTCAAGAAAGACACAGCAATGGCTGACGTTCTTGTTGACGCTGGGACCGTCTTTGCCAACCTTCTGGCAGCCGGGTATGACAAGTTCCTGGAGTATCAGCTCCGGTCTACCCCCATCTTCCGCCAGACGGTTGACAAGCACCCGGTCGATCCGACCAACCCCGGTCCCACCGTCACTCTCACCATCGTCAACGAAAAGACTCAGTTGGCGACCACTCCTCTGAATGAGCTGTTGGATGTCGCGGCCACCGCGCCGCCGGCTCCCAGCCGTGTGACCGTCTCCGTGGACGAATACGGTGACAGCACGCTGGAGACCTTGCGCCTCAAGCGCTTGGCCTTCGCCCCGCCGGACCCGGCGATTGCCTACATCGTGGGCAAGAACATGGTCGACACGATGGACAAGCTTGTTCAGAACGTGTACGACAGCGCGACCCACGTCATCGGCAAGAACGGCGGCACCCTGAAGTCGGACCACAACGGCTTCGCGGAGGGTTCTGTCGCTGCCAGCGACAAGCTGGACAGTGACATCATCCGCCAGTCGGTGGCGCTGCTGCGTCGCCGCAACGTCCACGGCAAGGACGCGATGGACCAGTTCCTCGCGCTCATCCACCCGGATGTGGCCGTGGATGTCGTGTCCGACACCGGATGGCTGCAGCCCCACAACTACGTGGACCCGCAGAACATCTACAACGCGGAGGTCGGCTCCTACCTGGGCGCCCGCTTCATCATGACCCCGCGTGCGACCGTGGTCGCGGATGGTGCCGGCGGCACGACCCCGGTGTACCGCACCTACTTCCTCGGCCGTCAGGGCATCGTGGAAGCGATGGTCGAAGAGCCGCACATCGTGGTTGGCCCGCAGGTCGACCGCTTCCGGCGCTTCTTCCCTATCGGTTGGTACGCGCACGGTGGCTGGGCCATCTTCCGTCAGGAAGCAATCCAGATCGCCCGCACGTCCGCGAGCGGTTCCGCTCTGTAACACCCCCAGTTGTCGAGAGGGGGTCGGCTGCGGCTGGCCCCCTCGTCGGCATGCCCGGAAGGACAAGCATGGCCTGCAGTTCAGGATGCCTCACCCAGGACCACGCCTCTTACGGCGACTGTCTGCGCTCCAAGAGCCTGCAGGTTGCGGACGTGGAAGCGCACGCCTACCGCACCAACCAGGAACATCAGATCAGGGAATACCAGGACGCACGCCGTGAGGGCATGCAGCCTGCCTCATTCTTCAAGCGCGACGTGGACTTCGCCCGAGCTGCCACCAAGGCAGCGGGAGGCGTTCCTTACCGCGCTGACCAGTAAGGACGACCATGACGACCGCAGGCGACATCATCGACCTGATCCAGCAGGGTCTGCATGGCTACGGCGCCTCGCAGGACCGAGTCACCGGACTCGCCGCGGACATGAGTCCGACCGACATGACGTTCACCGTCACCGACACATTCGGCCAGGCAGTCGGCATCTCGCCCGGTCTGGTCGAGATCGACTCCGAACAGATCTACGTCAAGGGTGTCGACCAGGCAACTGGCCGCTGCACTATTCCCGGCTTCGGTCGTGGCATGCACGCCACCACGCCGTCTGCCCACTCGGCCGGTGCGCTCATCACCACCCGTCCCGCGTTCCCCCGAGCCGAACTGTTGACGTCCATCAATGACGTGATCGGCGCGGTCTACCCGGACCTGTTCGCGGTCAAGGACTACACCACCGTCGTTCACTGGCCGTCCAACACGTACGCAATCCCCAACATCCCTGATGGGGCCAAGGTGCTCGACGCACAATGGCAGGACCCGCTAGGGAACTGGGTGAAGTGTAACAGCTACACGCTCGACCCGTTCGACCAGACGTTCCGGCTGGGCAGTGGGGCTTTGATCGGTCGCCCGCTTCGCATCGTCTACATGTGTGAGCCGACGCTACTCACCAGCGAGGCTGACGACTTCGCGCTGACCGGCCTGCCGTCCAGCTGTTCCGATGTGATCCGCCTGGGCGTGATCGCAGCCCAAGCATCCACCCTGGATATCGCTCGGGCGCAGATCAAGTCTGCCGAGCAGTCCGACCGAAGCAAGGTCGTGCCTCCCTTCGCTGGCGAGAAGGCCAGTCAGTACGCCGAAGCGATGTTCCAGCAGCGCCTTCAGAACGAGGCTCGCGCCCTGCGGATTCGCTACAAGACCCGAATGGTCAGGACCTTCTGATGGCTAACTCCACTGAGCGTCGGTACTTCGTCAACAACGCACCGCAAACCACTATCACGGCGACCATCACCAGTGGTGCCACGACGTGCGTCGTCGCCAGCCTCGTGGGCTGGCCCAGTCAGACGCCGTTCATGGCGGTGTTCGAGGCGAACACGGGCAACGAAGAGATCGTGGAAGTCACCGCGATTGCTAGCAGCACCCTGACGATCACCCGCGGACAGGATGGCACAGCCAGCCTGTCGCACCTCTCGGGCGCCACTCTCGACCACGGCATCGTTCGCCGGGACATCGACGAGGCCAATGCTCATAGCTCTGCTTCGGCCGGCGTTCACGGCGTGGGTGGCTCCGTCGTCGGCACGACCGACACGCAGAACCTGACGAACAAGACGCTGACCAGCCCGACGATCTCGTCTCCAACCGTGACTGGCACTGCGACGGTTGCCGCGCAGCATGTGACCGGCAACCTCCAGGTCGACGGGAACGAGACGGTCGGCGGAACCTTGG